CAATCATTTCAGACACACGCTTTTCGTCATCGCCGCCAAACTGTTTCACAAAGTTCTGATCCACTTCAGGAAGTTCAGCCAGTGCCTTGGTATTGGCCGCCTTCAGTTTTTCCAGTTCACTGTTACGGCTGTTGGTGAACTCTGCTTTGAATTGTGAGAACTCTTCCTGGAACTTTGCGTTCTTCTGGCGTTCCGCTTCCAACTGTTCCTTCAGTTGTTCCACTTCAGAAAGTTCAGCCAACCGCTTGGCTTCTTCTTCCTTCTTTTTGGCTTCCTGTTTCTTGGCTTCTTCCTGAGCCAGAGCATTGGAAACGATGGCCTGAACTGTATCATCCAGGTTTTCAAACTTGGCAAACTCTTCAGGGCCCATCAGTTCTTTCAACTGTTCTTTGGTCAAAGTGGGGGTTGTCTTCGGGTCTGTGTTGTCAGGCATGGCGCTTCTTCATCCTTTGTTCACTTTGGAAACAATCGCATCCAGTTCTTCCTGGGCCACCGCTTCCAAAACCTTTTCATCATCATCAGACACACCAAAGAAAGGGGTGCGTTTCTGATTGGATCCAGCAATCAATTTACTTTGGGCGTCAGAAAACGTCAACAGCACTTCATAGGACTGGCCGCGTTGGATGGGTGGTTCCTGGGCTCTGGAACGTAGTGTTCTCCCTGTAAACGTCAGGTCTCGAACATCCACTTGGCGGCCACTTTCTCTTTTCTCCGTTGCATATTCTGGGGAATAGGGCTCCATCTTCTTATCATCCAGACCAATCCCCTTTTTGGCGCGGTCACGTTCATTGGCAACTTGTGCGGTGGCCATTGCCTGGACAATCTGCTTTCCACCATCCAACACTTCATCAGTGGCCTTTTGTAGCGCGGAAAGGTCAAAGGTGAACTCTGTTTTTGGCATGATTCAGCCCTTGTATGTGGCCCAGTAAGCATCTTGTGTTGCTTTGGGAAGTCTGTTCAGTTGCTGGCTGGCTGGTCCAAGAATCTGTTGAAGGATGCTGGCTATCTGTTGGGGGCTCTGATTGTTCGTGGGGTTTTGCGTAGGCTTCTTCAGCGTGACTTTCGTTTGTCTTCCCTGTTCCATTTGTCCACCATTCTTTTGGCCCAGCTGATTCCAGAACTACCACCCCAGAGCAACCAAGCCACGTACCCACGATCTCGCCAAGGCTCGCCTTTGTATTTGGGGTCAACAGCGGCGTTCTTTTTGTGGCGGCCAAAGTTGGCCATTCTTCTGATTGTCTCTTCTGAAAGCATTTGGCCACTGGCCAGCTGGCTAGCACGTTTCCATCCAACCAGTGTTCCACCTTTCACCACATTCCGGCCATATTTATCACGCCAAGCGCGGGCTTTCTTTGCGTTGTTGCGCGCGGATTGTGGGGGTCTGGCTTTTCTGGGCATGGTTCACTTCTTCAAAGAGTTTTCAAGGTTTTTTTTATAGTCAGGGTGGAGATAGTGGTTTGTGGATGGGTTCTTTTTGTTTCTGATCTGTGCCACGCGCTGAAAGAGCCAAGTGCAGAAGGATGGGTTGTCAACAAGTAGATTCAAGATTCCTTGAGCGACAGCATCAACATGGCCTTCTTCGTGTTCAAGGCTTCTTTCAATGAAAAATGAATGTGCAAGCTCATGTAGAAGAATCTCAGCCTCCTTGTATTCATTGCAGTGCTCCCAGAGAACAACGGTTTGAACGTGCGCTAAGTAAAGGCCCATCAAGCCGCCTACATCTTCAGATTCACGGCCAGTCATTTGAATAAAAAGCTCTTCCATCTGTTCGGTGCTTGCAATTCTGACCTTTGTTTCCATAGCACCTTGCCACAACGATGCTGGAATACTTTCAGGCTTTCTGTCCAGAATATGTGTTTGGTTATCAGACATCTTTTTTATCCTTTGCGTGTGCCAGTCCAAAACTGACCATTTTTTCTACGTCTGCAAACAGGGAACGAGTCTCCCCTTTTCTGAACATCAAATCCGCTGTGTATAAAAGGATTTTTGAGTTTTCAAACATGGGTTCATATTTCTCTTTTAACTCAAATCGCTTGCAGATCTCGCGAGCATTGGCGCTGGGATCGTTTGTCAATACAATATCTATGACTTTGTATTGCCCAGAAACATCATCAACTTCAATCACGTATACCGCTTTTTGCTCATAAAAAGATTCGACAGACCCGTTGGGGAAACTTCTAACCTTCAGAAATGAAGGACCATGATTCAAAGGGGTGGCTTTCTCTGACATTTTTATCTTTTCCTTTTGGCTGCGTTGTTGGCCTTGTTGATGTGTTTCAATGTGGCCACCGGAATCTTCTTCAACTCCACATAAGCGCGAGTGGCTGGAACAAGTGAGTGTCTGCAATTGTAGCCACCACGAAACAGTTCAAAGGGTAGTTGTGGGCGGGTTCCGTTGTCAAGTTTGGGAAGAAGCGCGGCTGGAATGGCCAAACCTTCCAAGACATGGCAAAAGCTGCGCGTCTTGCTGTCATCCGGCCCCACGTAAATATAGAACAAGTCTTTGGTGGGAACATCACTCACCGCCTGGCGCGCCAGTTCTGTTTGGAATGCAGCCAAGGAAGTGTTCAGAAGAGTGGCGGCTCTGGATTCCACAAGGTTCAGTTGGCCGGCCAGTGATTTGGCCACTTGGCTGAAAGGCTGTGGAATCAACACCATTTCTTGCAACCGGTTGGACAACGCAAAAGCCAAATCAGCTTTTATCTTTGCAAACTGGTTTTTGACGGCGTTGGTCTGAAACGCCAGCGCCACCGCTCTTTTGCTGGGCGCTAGATTCTGAAAACCCAACGCTTCAAAAATACCAAAGTCAGCCTGATTGGCGGATTGCAAAGCACTAACCAGCGTTTGTTCGTATCCATCCAAGCCCAGCCCTTTCAGAATACGGTTCACCAATTCAATGGACACTTCTGTTTGGAGCCGGCCCGCCGCGTCTGTGGGGAGAAGTTCAAGTTGTTTTTGCAGAAGGGGAAGAAGGGGTTTCAAATCTTTGGAAGCTGCCTTCAGAATCCTTTCAATGGCTTCATTGTCAGAGTTCCAAGACGTTCTGATTTCTCTGGGGATGGCCATTATTCTTCACCGGTGGGAAGGGGGAAACCGCCAATCCTTGCATTGTCCAACTGGATCTGAGCAAACAACTCTTCAGCCTGTTCCCGATTCACACCACGATCTTCCATGATGGCTTCCACCGGTGACAAAATCCCCAGACCAATCTTCTTTTCGTGAAGTTCAGTGGTTTTGGCCGCGTCTTCACCAATGCCAACTTCTGAGAAGTTGACCATCAGCTTTGCATCCAAAGGAATGGCTGGGCCGGCGTATTCAACAGCGCGGATGGCCACAAAGGTTTTGAACAGCATTTGCTCCCAACGCATCCAGAGCCGACGTTGTTTCTTCCATTCTATCTCTTGAGATTCCCGGCTTACCTTGAGGGCGTAGCCGCTGGCTGCGTTTCCGTTTCCTCTGATCTTGTCGCCAGCCAAACCCTGAAGGCCAAGTTGCATTTCAATTTGTGAATGTTGGGTTTCAATGTCTCCCACCAAATCCGCTTGAAAATCAAAGGTTCCAATTTCACCGCTGGGCCCCACTTCAATAAAGTTTCCGGGCCCGGTTGCAATCTGTGAGGAATCAAAGCCTTCACCGGGTTCTTTGATGTATCCCTGAATCCAGCTTTGGTACTTCTCCTTATAGCGGCTGTGGGTACGTGAAAAGGCCAGTTGCATATTGGAATCAACCAAGCTCTTGGACTCTTCAGCGTTCCAAAAGCTGATGGAAGGGTAAAGGCTGTGTGCAATCACCACAGGAATCACGCCGGCTTTGTTTGGGGTGTTCAGTTCCTGGCCATACGTGGCGGTTTGTTTTTGGCCATTTTCATCAGTGAACATTGGCCGCCAGCTGGAATCATACTCAACCGCCAGTTCTCTTGTGTACGCCCACCATCCGCTTTCATCTTTCTTCTGAATCACAATCGCATCAATTTCAGTGGGCTTCAGTGCATTGGGTTTCACACTGATTCTGTCTGGTGTCACAATTTCCAGATCCATCATTCCAGTTTCTGGGTCCACACGTACCCACAGCCCGTTTTCAATCAGGATGATGGCCAGCTGGCAAGCGGTATCCAACGCCATGTTCGTGGCATCATCCGCCTCATAAGCTGCAATGGCTGTTTCATTCACTGGATCGTTGGGTTCATAACCCTCAAGAGTTCTGGAAGGCGGGGTGGAGTAGATGGCCCCTTTTTCTCGTCCGACGAAACGAAGAAGGTTGTTTGAAATCTCTTTCAGGTTCCACAACTCTTCAATCAGATTCTCGCTTTTGTAATTCAACTTCACATATTCAAGGAAGTATTGTTCCCAATCATTCCGCCACATACACACCACTTTCTTTGATAGCGCGCGGCGTTCTTCTTCATCTTTGCCATCCCAAAGCGCTTTGAAATCACTGGTGTTTTGCATGGGCTTTTTCCTTTATGTGACTCTGTAAAACAGGCTAGGCGGTCTTATGAGGTTTACAAGGTAGTAACGGCAACAGTCAAGCGCGTGTTCGTAGTAGCCTTCCTTCTTGTAATTGTCTGAAGTTGGGTTTCCACTTCTATCCATTGGAAGTTCCGCATACGTCAAAGCGTTGCATATTCCGCGCGTAGCGTCTTTGGCCAGTTTTGCATCAAAGTACAAAGTGGGCTGGCCTTCATAGGGAGCCAGCATTTTGTTCATCAGGTCGATACCATTGGCCACCAGTGTCCTGTTGGGGTCTGTGGTGTATCTTGGCATCTTGCCAAGAATCCTGTGGATGGCGTGGATTGAAGTCATCCCAGACGCTTGATCACGCGCGCGGCCAGCGGGGTCACAATAAATGTTTCCAAGTCTATAACCCATCTTGGCAATGTGTTCTTTGATGTCACCAGCCAGCTTCGAGGTGTGGGAACCATCACCAGCCACAATTTCATCAATCACCCTAACTGTTTCGTGTGTCTGGAAGTTATAGTCATAGTCTCTGAACTGACAGAACAGGACGTGTGGAGAACGCACCCCAAAATCAATGCACACATCCACTGGAAGGCGGTCATCATACAAGCCGGGCTTCACGTGTTTGTCTGGATCGTAAAGAAAGAGCCCGGTTCCAGCGCTGTGAAACTGGCCGCCCACGTAGGTATCAAAGTTGGCCTGTGACAACGATGACTTCAAATCTTCAAAGTAAAAATCGTCCAGATTGGAAAGGTTCTCTTCAGTGCTGGCGGTGAAGTAGATCCGGCCCTTCTTCCCTTGGGCAAACTCTCGAAACATCCAGTTTCTTTCAGGGGTGGAGGTCCAAACACATCTGGCCTTGGAAGCGGTCTTGGACCGAACACGGGCCTGAAGACGTATAAAGGCGCGTTCCGACCAATATCTTACTTCATCACCCCAGCACCATGCCACGGTGTAAGATTCCAGAGCTTCCCAGTTTTTGGCGGTTCCGTAGTAGACGCGCCGGCCACCCACAAGATCCAAGTAGCGGTTCTTTTTGGAGTGGTTCAGAATCCAGCCATCAGGGACCAGTTTTAGGAACGCTGGCAGAATCTCGTTTTCCAGTGGCTTCAGGTCGTGAGCGACAATGAACCCAGACTCCCCTTCATTCTCAAGACAGAGCGTCCAAGCGGCCAGAGCACCAAAGAAAGTTTTGCCAGCGCCAACGCCACCAAAGAAACCAATGTGTCTTTCCATCCGTGGATCGCCATTGGTCACTTTTTGAAAACACTTGTACTGAGTGGGGTTCAATTCAAAAGTGGAGTTGGTTTCCAGAACATCAACCATCTTCTGGTTCTCTGGGCTTCACAATCAGGGTGTGGGTGTGTTTGGTGGGAGCGCTGGGTTTGGGTGGTTCGGTTCCATAACCTCTGGATCGGCCCATTGTGGACAACAGAAACTTCAAAGCGTTCAGCTGATTCACTTCCACTTCACCAGAAAAAGCTATCTTGTCCAAGCATGATTCCGCTTTGTCCAGTCTGTATTCCAAAGACTCGCTGGCGGCGGCGGCTACGTCTTCATAGGTCTTGATGTAATAATCAATCAGCTTCCGATCAATGTCCAACGCGGCGGCGGTGGCGGCTTTGTTTCCGTGGTGTTCAATCAGTGCAAGACATAGGGCTTTGCGCTTGAACTTGGTCAGTTTGTGGCGGCGGCGCTTTGCCATGACTGAACCCCTTGCGCGTAAAGTGGGAAAATAAAGCAGGGCTGGCGGTTATTCTTCGTAGTATTCCACAATGAACGCATCCACAGGAACAGGGGTTCCCGGTGTTGTGTTCCACGTGGTTTGAAGGAAAAGGCGGTTGTACAGTTCAGGCTTGGCAATGCTGAAGTGTTTGACTTTGCTGGTTTGGCTTTGAAGGCCGGTCAGATTGTCAACCTGAACCCAACGTGGGGTGGGGCCACGCAGATAACCCCAGACCACCAGATCCACATCTTCAGTGGTGAGGGTATCGCTTTGAAAAGCTGCACACACACAGGCACGAAAAGAACGTTTTCCATCACCATAACCAACGCCATCAGTGTCCAGAGTGGGCGCGGTGTTGCTGGCGGTGTTTCCAGTCAGCAACATTGTTTCGGGAGCATAACCCATTACACCAACTCCGAAATGTCTTGATAGATGATGAAGGCGGTCAGTTCACCGGCGGAAAGCTGATCAAGGTTTGCACCGGTGGTGGCCAGTGTGATGGTGGGGGCCCAGCTTTGGCGGATGGCACCAGCATAGCCAACAGCGGTGGGAATACCATCTTGGGCGTTTCCAGCGGAAGCGAACACATCCACGGCTTCAGCCAGGCCATCACGGTCAGAAG